GCGGAATACTATGCCAACCGATTGAGGGATTATCTCCGCACATACACCAATGATTATCCTTTGTTCTTGAATCCCGGCAGTACATTTGATACAATCCGACCAAAGAACACCGCTTTTGTAGGTGGTATTTATCTTCCAACATCTCAAGATTGTTTTTGGAACTATGACTTCCCCGACACGGACAAATAAATGGCAAAAGAACAACGAAGCCAAACTTCTCAAATTTCTCAAGAATGACACTAAACCAAATAATAGCAAAGATTCAAACGGCAGCCGAAAGCCATAAGATGGTTCACAAGTTTGGCGTTGGTCAGCAGTCAAATATGACGGTTGAGAATGTTGAGTACTATCCGTTGGTTTGGTTGTATCCAGATGGCTTCAATTTGCAGTCAACTGGAAACTTGATGACATACAACTTTGCATTGCTTGTGATGGACAGAGTATTTGAAAGCGAGAGTAACACCATTGAAGTGCTTTCCGATACTGCACAGATTATGACCGACATCTTTGCGTTGATTGAGGACAACACCCAAAACGATGAGGATTTTGAGATTGTGATCAACGGCAATGCTTCCCCATTCTACGATTCCAAAACTGATATTCTCGCTGGTTATGCAATCAACTTCCAAGTCCTCACTCCTTATTTACACAATACTTGCGTTGTTCCTGTTTAGTTGGTTGTGGGCGTTCTTCAATTATGATGAACCAGTCCGCTATATCAAACCACTAAATGTTGAACTGCACGAAAGGATTATTGAAAAAGAGAAGATCAAACGAATCACACTACTGAAAGAACTGAACCACTATGATACGATTTATCTTGATACTTTTGATGCTACATCTTCAGGGCTTGAAGGGGCAATTCGTCTCCATAGATTCTGCGACTCTGCGAACTGCGAATAGTTATCTTGTAAAAGGTGCAATCGCACGGCAAAAAGTTAGCCAATTAGTGAAGGTTGTTCACTCGGATTCCATTATTATTTCGGAACAAGATTCAGTCATCACCAAACAAAAGGTAAACATCGCATACTTGAATGCGGAGAATGATTCACTTGTGAAGCAAAATAAAGCCATTACAACAACTTTAAAGTTATTCAAGGGTATAAGTATAGGTTTAGGGATTTTAACGCTTGTGGGATGGCTACGATAGACCTTGATAAATTACCCGATGCCCTTGATACATATTTAGGGGATGCTTCCGAAGGCTCACTCCTTCAGCAAATCATCATTGATTGGTGGAACAAGAAGGTGATTCCTCCGATTTGGGCGAATCTTGACAGTAAAAAGATAAACGCATCATCTTCGTTGAGACAATCTTTTGTCCCCGGACAGATAACCAAATCACCCACATCCATCAACACCATCCTTCTCGCTGAAGATTACTGGGAATTTATTGAATATGGAAGGAAGCCAACAAGAAACGGTCACACGGAAGGCACTCCGTATCTATGGCAGTCAATCAAAGAATGGATGGCGTTCAAAGGAATCAAGCCACCACAAACGATGACCTACGATTCAATGGCAAAGGCTATTGCAAACAAGATTCACCGCAGAGGAACGAAGGCACAACCATTCCTTGAGGATGCGTTCACCGAATCAATACAGATGGAATTGGTGAATGAGTTGAATGCAAGATTCGGAGATTTGATATTCTCGGAAGATATAAAATTGTAACAAAAAGAAAAGTTTATTTGCATTATTAGAAAGTTTATTTTACTTTTGCTTTCGTTATGGATTACAACAAAGCAATTGAAACAATTAAACTTAAACGCAGACAAGGACTATTTCAAATAGTCGCTCGTAAAACAGGCGTATCACTTCCAACGGTTAGAAAGTATTTGGTTGAGGGAAACATCGTTTCACCCAAAGCCAAAGCCGTCATTGAAATTGCATTGAGGGAGGTGAACAATGATTGAGGCAACAATCAACGGATGGATTCTCACAATCGGTGGGGATAGGTATGTCTATATTGACAAGCAAGTTGATGACTATTTGCTTGAGAATCACTTTGATGAACTTGAACCGTATATGATCAAGCGAGATGTGTATTTCGGTGGATGCGTTGAGACCAATTTGGTCGGCATTGAGACGGAGAGATTCTTTTTCCTTGAACCCGACAAGTTTACAGTATTATTTATGCTCGGACACAAAACAAATTTCCTATGAATAAAAGCGAATCAATCAAGAACATCGCTGGTGCGTTGGTAAAATTCCAAGCATCGGTCAGCAAGGTAGCAAAGGAAGCCAACAATCCTTTCTTCAAATCCAAGTATGCAAGTTTAGCGAACATACTGGACACCATCCAAAAGCCATTGAGTGAATGTGGTTTGGCAATCAGTCAATTCCCTGATGGGAACGCACTCACAACCATTATCCTTCACGCTGATTCAGGCGAGTGGATGGAATCATCTTATGTGATGCCAGTTGCAAAACAAAACGATCCACAAGCAATGGGAAGTGCAATGACCTACGCACGGAGGTATGCACTTGGTTCAATCCTAAACTTGAACATTGATGATGATGATGATGGTGAGAAAGCAATGGGCAGACAGATTCCAAAGAAAGATGAACTCACACCAAAGCATCCATCGTGGGCGAAAGCAGTTGAACACTTGAAGACGGGCGGATTGATGACAGACATCACAAGCAAGTTTGAGGTATCTCCGGTCAATATGAAACTTTTAATTGGCGAGAAATGAATAACACACATCCAGTTATTCACACTTCTTTGAACGAAGAAGATTGGCAAAGGTTGAGAAGTTCACGCTTCACCGCTTCCGAAATTCACAAACTGATGGGAACTCCGAAAAACAAATCGGAGTTCTTGTCGGAAACTGCAAAATCATTTGTGTTTGAGAAGGCAGCGGAATACTTAACCGGTGCGAAATCGGAGATCTATGGTAGGGCTTTGGATTGGGGCAAGGAACACGAGAAAGAAGCCTTCCACTATTTCTCCCAACAAACCGATGAGTTCTTTACTTACTACGGTGCAGAGACATACACTTTTATCACTTATGGTGAATGGGGTGGGTATTCACCTGATGCACTCGGTCACCAGTTGGTAGAAATCAAATGCCCGTTCAATTCAGGCAACCACCTTCAAAACTTCTTCATCAAAAACAATGAGCAGTTGAAATCAAAACGCACGGAGTATTTTTGGCAGATGCAAATGGGGATGATTGCAACCGGATTGGAAGAAGGTTTGTTTGTTTCATACGATCCCCGAATGCCCATCGGCAAGAAGCTCACAACCACTCTTATCACTTTGGAAGAAGACATCCAAGAAATCATTGATGAGAAATTGACCTACGCTGGGGAACTATTTTTGTCAATCACAAAATAAATCGTTCATTCACAAAGCCAATTAGAAAATAAATTTGCATAAGTGAAAAGAATGTTGTTGTTTTGAACTATGGCACTTGACATAATTTATCCAATCGTTTTAACACCCATCGTTTTTGCGGTGGGTTACTCTATCCATTGCATCAAGAAAGCAATGAACAAAGAACTTCCCGAAGCCAAACCTTACCAGTTTGAACGGGATCAGTACAATCCGGAGTTTGACCAATTTAGTCAAACAATCTTCAATCACAAATTCTACAAAGGAAAAGCAAAATAAAACTATGAAACAAATACAATTATTTAATCAATTCACCGAGGTTGAATTGGAAATCTTGAGAAAAGCAACAGATGTTTTGAATCTTTATTTTAACGGCACTACAAAGCCCAAAAGCAAAAGACCGAACCGAGTAGTTCACAGGACAACTCAATTGTTCCTGGATGATGTCAAAAGCGTTTATGGGAATGTATGGGTGTACAGACAAGATCCTGTATTTCTTGACATTCTTCACAAGCATCGCAAATCGGATGTGTCCACTTTGATTAAAAAGTATGTTGAATTAAACAGAATTGAAGTCGTGAGAAATAATAATAAAAATCAAAATATCATTAAATTTAGATTCTTATGATAACCTATTTAATCTTGGGCGGTGTGACTGTCCTTCTCGCTTACCGGTTGTGGCAAGTTGAGAGAAACGCAGAGGAATTGCAAGAAGCAATCAACAAAAAGAATCGCAACATTTGGGATTTGGAAACAGAAATCTTGACCATTCGGTCAACCATCCAGCAAGGCAAGGATGATTTGAACCAAGCAAAGATGATCAGCGAGAAACGAATCGCAGAACTGGAAGACAAATTGCAAACTTGGCAGAACCAATACACACAATTGAAAAATGTTAAAGGCAAGGGTAGTAAAAGCGACAATTAATTCCATTTGCAAGTGGCGAGTATACTTCGCTGGAGAATTACTCGCCACCTTTGAAACGGAAAAAGATGCACGAGATTACGCAGAATTTATAGACAGACAATGACAAACAATAAACAACAAACGGCAGTGGAGTGGCTAATTAAACAATTTGAAACAACAGAATTTTACAGTGAAGAATCAAAAGAAAATGTTAAAGAACAAGCCAAAGAAATGCACAAAAAGGAAATGGTAATGTTTGTACTAAATGTTATGGGTAAGTATAGAAATGGTGATGTTTTAGCAGAAGTAGCAACAGAATTATATGAACAAACCTACGAAGGAAGTGAGCAATGAAACTATACACAGAAGCAGATTTAAAAAAGGTTATTTCAATTTACAGTGAAGAATATAAAACTTCAACTGATGAAATATTGAAAGAATTAAACTTAACACCCATTGAACTACCAACTGATGAGGAGATAGATAAAGAAATTGAATGGTTAGACAATCCTTTAGAAAGATTAAATTTTAAAGCAGGGATTAGATGGATGCGTGATAAAATAAGAATACAAGGGAGGTAACAAATGAGTCTTGACTTAAACAAACTATCAAACAAACTTGACGAAGCATTAATTAAGGAAAC